GTGATTAGATCAAGTACGTGAGACTTAACTCCTGCGTTAGAGAAAATCTTTACACAATCCTCTAAAATATTACGTTCCTTCTGTAAGGCCACTATAGCCGTCTTACAAGCGTTTATACGTTCTTTAATAGTTAACCTCTGTTCATCCCTAGAAGTAGGCTCTGGGAAGCTCTGAAGCCTGCTTAACGTGCTTGTGATAGCTGAAAGGTTACTCTTATATGATTCTAGCTGGTTGCTATACTGTTGCTGTAAGCTGTTATAGTGATTGATCTTATTTGAGAAGTCTCTATGTACAGTAACGATACTGTCTTGTTGCTTCTTCACTTCTAGGTAAGCTGCGTATGCTTCATTGTATTGTTGCTGAACCCTTTCGACTTCCGGGTTTATAGTATTGAGCTGAGTAAGTATGCCTCGTAGCTGCTCAACTAGTGATGCTTGCTCTTTATCTCGGTGAGCTGTGTCTAGCTTATTACCGCACACCGGGCAGGTATCTTGAAGACCTAATTTCTTATACTTAGTTACTAAGTCGTTCTGTTGAATATTCAGCCTCTGCTGTTCACCTTTTAATTCATTTAACTGAGATGTGAGTTCGTTTACTGTTTCTGTATGAGGATTCGTAGGTGAGCTTAGTTGGTCTTGTTGTTCTTTCAGCTTCTCGACTTCGTTTATCCAACCTGTTACATTATGTTGGTTATTCTGGATGTGATCGTTCATTGCTTGTTTTGTTTTCTCGAACTTTTCCTCTTCTTGTTGGATGGCTACGCGAGTACTTTCATATCGGTCTCTATCCTGTTGCTCTAGGCTGTCTACATTCGATAGCTCCCATTGAATCTTTTCTTCTTCTCTACGCTTTACTTCGATTTCATTGTCCTTCTGCTTAACCTTTTCTTTTGCAATAGCTTGTGCATCTGTGTATACTTGCAAGTTAGAGAGGTTTTCAAGTAGTGCTTTCTTCTCTGCGTCAGACGCTGTACTAAAACGACCAGCTCCCCCACTCTGCGAGAACAAGATACTATTAATGAATGTATTGTAGTCCATTCCGATGATCTGCTGAATTAGCTTGTCTGTGTCTTTTGCAGACTTCTCAGTGATCTCGGTGTCGTTTAGGAACACTCTTACCTTATTTTTATGTTTAGAATGCTTTCGGTAGCGTTCAATGCGGTACTTGTCTTCTCCCTTAACCCCTTCTAGGATAACAGCAGTTCCTTTACCTGTTTGGCGATGAACAACCTCGTCCCCTTTTAACCCGCCGACTGTAACTCCGTGTAAGGCGAATACAATTGCTGAGATCAAAGTAGTCTTTCCACTACCGTTACTTTCAAATTTATCACTTGATAAGTTCTTACCTTGGATAAGGACTAGCCCTCTATCCTCTAGTTCTAGCGTAAAGCTTGGAAATGCCATAAAATATTCTGCATGAATCTTTGTCCACTTCATTCTCGTTTCTCCCTTCGTATAACTTGTACTATAATCATAGTCTAGCATATACTCTAAAATATGTCAATATAAAAAAGCACCCGTAAAGGATGCTTTAATTGATTTTTGCTTCTCTTAAAATTTCTAGGGCTGCTTGCTTGGACTCCGGGTAGAACTTGTCTGCGTATGCTTCCACAATCTGCTCTTCTGAAGAGGCTCTATCGATCTCGATACGGGTCTCTATCTTATAGTCTCTTTGGACTTCTACACGGATGTTATCTGTCTGCTCTTTGAACACTTCAACCTCTTGCGCTTGTTCCTTTGGTAGGATCATTCGTACAAAGTTGTTGTCTACGATCTCTTGTGTATTTTCGTCTATGCTAGTCAGTGTAATAAACTGTTTATTCTTAATAGGGATAAATTCAGGTTTTTTCTTCTCGTAAGCATCGAATAACATTACACCTTTTTCCTGGCCTTCATCTGAGAAGGTATTGTGAATTGTATTCCCTACATAAAAGATATTATCTAGTCCACCTAGGAATTGTCGTTTATGGTAGTGACCTAATACAACGTAGTCGAATACATCAGGGAACAGATCAGCTATTGTAAATGCACCTTCTAGACGGTGACTATACCGACCTACCTCACTTCCGTCTACACCGATATGAGCAGTAAGAACAGTAGGCAGCGTCTGCTTTCTCGCATGATCCGCGAACTCTTTTAATTTACTCTTCAAGAAAGCTACATCATCTGAATAAGGAAGTGCATAGTGGAAGAACATCCTTCCGGCTTCCGTAATTAACTTTTTCTCCGGTACAGAGAACACTGTTACGTTAGGTAGGTAACCAAAAGTAGTTAACCAGTTAGATGTTACTGTGGCATTTGTACGAGAGTCATGATTGCCTCGTGTCATCAGTACCGGTACATCTGCGAACTCTGCAAATACCGCGTATACAGAGTTAAAAACAATATCGTCAATTTGGCTACGCTTATGGAACAAATCCCCAGCAAAGTTTACAATTGCTTTCTTCTCTCTAGCAATCTCAAACACTTTGCGCAAGGTCATAATCTGTGCGCGGAATCGATCTGTTTCAAACTCGGAGTCAGGCTTTGCGAATTCCTTAAATATGTGTGCATGAAAATCAGAAAAATTTATAATTGGTTGGCTCATTGTCGGTTCCCCTCCACTTCTAATCTTACAAATCCCCAAGGAGTATAAATTTCATAGCACGGTTCGTGTTTGCCTCCAAAGGTAATATCAAAATAGTTTCTATCCCACAGACGTTTTTTCGCCTCTACTGCCTGGCAATGCTTACGAACTTCGTCGTACTCCTCTTGCGTGATATAAGCTGTTCGAAGCGGGTTCTTAGTGGTTTGGTAGATGATCTCAGCTAATTCTAGCACAAATTTATTTACACGCTTTACGATAGCATTCTCTTCCGGTAAACTATATAGATCATGGATACGGTCTAGTTCTGCAATAGCACTTTCTCGACTTTTCATTTTATTCACCCCTCGTAGTTTTAAGCGAACTGTTTATTTCAGCTGCATAGTCAATAGTCGGTACATTCTCTTTCTTCTTACCCTTGTACTGTTTATCCATAGACTCTACTACTTCTTCTAGGATAGCTTCATGCTCTTTACGGTCAATATCGTTTCGATACTCCATCATACTCTGAGCGCTACCTAGAACTTTAAAGCCTAGCATCTTATCAAATGGGCCTTCCGGAGGATTTCGAAGCTTATCCACATATAGGCGAGTAAAGCCTGCCTTAAACTCTTCCGGTGTTTGGTTGACTGCGAGTACGAGCTCAGCCGCATTACGCTTACGAAGTGAACCCTCCATATGCTCAGACGTTTTAATAGCTGCACTGTACGCAGTACGGTTCATCTGAGAAGCTGTCCACATAACCACATTATAATCTTGTCCGATTCTTCGCATCTCTTCAAACAGTTTACCTCCGTCCTCAGCCTCGTTGCCGGTGGCTTGCGGATTACGAAGGAGCTCAGGATAATCGACAACTACTACGTCTATGTTAATCCCTTGTCTGATTGTAACATCAGAAATCAGTTGTTCGATCTTGGCCGGTGTTACAGTACGTGGTGAATAACGAGCAAAGAAAAGATTTCCGAAGTGAGCACGATTTTGTTCATAAAAGTCTTGGTACTTGTTAAAGTTCTCTTCATTAAGCGTTGATCCATTTAGGATATTACTCTTATTCTGGCGTAGCATCGACTGCTCAAACTTAAGCACCATTCGGTTCTCTAGCTCCTCTAGTGCGATGAAGAGTACGTTAAACTTAAGCTTGGTGTAGTTAGTGGCTAGGTTAGTCAATACTAATGTTTTACCTGTACCTGAAACGGCTAGGATAATTCCTAACTCCCCTTTTGCTAACCCACCTCCATTTAGTCGGTCAATGGACTCAAACCCTGTAGGGATTGTATTGGCGTGTAACGTAGAGAGGACTTGTTTCTTATACTCTCTGTCATCTAGTACATTAATAATCTCTTGTTTCTTACCGCTTATGTCAAGTAACATAATTTCTTTCCACTCTTCGTCTACACGTTCCATAGCTGCCTCATCGTTTAGTGTAGCGAGGGCTCTTTGCATAAGATCAAGACGCATGTGCTTTTTTATGTACTTCTCAATATTTTCGTCTATAACGCTGTCGTCTGCGCTGTTTCTAATTTCATATAATTCATTAATAGCGTTAAAATACTCCTGCTGTTCCGAAGCGTCTTTCCTCATTCGGTCTAACTTATCCTCGGTAAGGGTTAGTAATGCTTCCTCTGTTAATACATTGGAGTTTGTTTGATAATAACGTTTGACAATGTTTGAAATCTCCTCATATACCTTATTACCATCGAATACAGTCAATGGTGTTTTTGGTAGTACCTCTTTAGAGAAGAGAGGAGACTCTATTGCTTTCTTCAGAATCTCTTTTCTAATTGGTGATGTGCTCATTTGTTTTACTTCCTCCCTTTTGTAACGTATGTGTAGAGTATAGCATAGGTTATACAAGCTGTAAAGGAAAAATTTACAGCTGTAGTCCTTTTAATACTGCGTCTACTGGGTTGTTCTCTACAACATTGCCTTGCATTGCCCACTCACCCTTAGAAGTGATACGAGCAAAATCGATATCATCTTGGTAAGATGGTAGTGTCGGCAATACTCTTTGTGCAATTTGGTCTACGTCTAACATAGAGTAGTCGTTTACAGGAACAAGTTCTCCACCTACAGCAGCTAATGCTTCTCTAACCTCATTAACAGAGATATGTAAACCTTTACGCTCTTGGATTAAACGCAACACAAGGCTTGTTTCGTCTAACGTTGTTAGCTGGTAGTGGTATTTCCATCCTTCTTCCTTAGCTGCATCGTTTACTTTTGCTTCTTCTCCATTAATTAAACCAGAAAGAATGTAACACTTCATGTCAAGGGAACCGTTATGTAATTTATCAGCGGAAGCTAAAACAAACTGAGTATATTCCGAACCTAAGATAACATGCTTAGGTAAAAGTCGAATACCTCTGATCTGTGTCATTGCTTGTGTTAGAATGAATTTTTTTAATACGTTACGGTGCTTAACATCTACCTTTGCTTCTTTTAACTGCTTATCAGTATCACGATAGTATTTCGCTAATGCTTCTTGCTGATCTCCGAAACCAGCACTGTCGGTAAGGAACTCTTTAACTGAATGCTTGTATTGAAGAAG